AACCTGGAAAGAGATTGAACACAAACTAATGGCTGTCGCGGACGCTATCGAACAGACGCCGGGCGTCTCTAAGCGTGCGGCTTCACGTTGGCGACAAGCTAGCCATGCTTTGTGCCACTACTCAGAACTACATATCTACAGTATGCGTTTCTTAGAGGGCGATTCTTTACTAATAGCACATGACGAAATGTCATATGGCGTATTGCAGGGTTTGTTGAACGCTTTGCCGCCCGCCCTTAGCGATCCCGGAAACATTGCCCACAGTGCTTTTCGTGAGGCGATCGAGCGCGTTTTTGAAGATACAGCATTATTGCGGCGCGGGAACCTATCTATCTTGATAGGCGGCGTTCGCACTGTAGTTCCTGCTGAGTCCGTATATATCGAGTATGAAAGCAAAAGCGGCAAAGCACCTGAGCCGGCATTGTCTAAGGTTGCGGACGTTATCGAGAAAGAAAGTAACGGGAAATGGATGAAGGAAAGCTGAATCAGCTTGAAGAATCAGGGGCGCTTCTGTCAGACTGCGAACCTGAAACACCCCAAGGGGGAGAATATGTTTCGATGCTAGGCCGTATTGAGCGTGCCTTAAATGGCCTAGTGGGAGACAAGCTTAAAGCCCACCAAATGCTTTTTGCTAAGGACAGGCTTTTTAATATTAGGCTAGGGCTAGCAAGGGGTGCCCTTGAGTCGGGACCAGATTCGCTCGCTAACGCTATTTACGCTTACGGGCAGGCATGCGCCTTAGTGGGTATGGCCTCAGTTTTGGGTGATTTGGAACTTATCAGGGCAACCCAGAGGTTGGGTAGGTCTATAGGTGCCCGCGTTGAAGTATTGCTGCTTGACAGCGGCGCCCTAGCCGTCGCAGAATCTCTACATGGGGAGGAACAAGAATGAAGCTAGACAAAGACTATACCGGCGCGGTTAACTCGCTAGTTGACCGTATTGTAGAGGTAGCTAATCGCAAGATTAAGAGTAAACAAATACCTTCCACTGACGGCATGTTTATTTGCGCGGAAGCGTTCCAAGCCCGCCAAAATATTGTTGCGTCCCCAACATCGTTTACCGCGCACATTTACTCTTGCGCCTGCGCGAACGTCGCCTTGGGTGTGGCTATAACTTTAGACGATAAAGAACTTATCAACGACACGCGGACACTTAAAGATATTCTAGAGTTGCATTTCAGAAAGATGCTATTCGAAAAGGAAGAGTTGACTAATGGTTAAGAATGTGTTGTTTAAGCGTGAGCGCGCCCAGTTGGAGGCAAGCATTGCCCTTGTTAAGGAAAGCCTTAAGGGTAACGGCCTTGACCCTGTTGGGTTTAAAATTGCCACCGGGTATGCTGACTCGCTAAAGGGCCTACTGTTCATGAATGAACTGAACGCATCTAGGAGGGCCTATGCGCTTAACCTGACTTGGTTCCTTGCCGGGGCGGCGGTCATGTCGAACGATGCACCCACCATTGAGGCGGCTTACCGTGTGCTTAGCTATGTTGAAAAGCGGCTGTCATGAAATACAGTAAACTGCCTCAGTGGATGCGGGATAAGATTTTTCTTGAACCCGGCGGGGAGGTTGCCACGGCTTTCAAATATAACGGTAACCCGCTTGAGTATTGGCGTAACGTGGGGATTATTGCCGACGCTATGGGGTCGTATTGCCACATGTGGTCTGGCTTTGGTGTGCGTGGCGGTGCTTCTTGGGACCCTGAAAGCCAATTCAGCTACCCCTATGGGGTAGTGTATTTGTACGAATTCGCCACGGATTGCCCGGACTTGCCAGCAGAATTGGACCGTTGTCTAAAAAGGTTTGATCTTCACGGGGTAGAGTATACAACGTGCGCAACCGCGCTAAGGTTCATGTTCAACGGTGCAAACACTGTGAGTAATGAGCCTTTGGCATTGCATCCACAAGCACCGCTACGCTTGTTTTTATGTGGTGAATTTGAAGTTATTGACTGGCTTCGCCGTAACCGACAGTCTGAAGACTTTGACCCGGACGACTGGCCGTATGATTTCATGTACGACGAATACGGGGACGACTTCTAAGGATAAGGAGAATAGGAACAATGGAAACTAAGATTTACAACATTGACTTTACCGGGGTAGG